CAACCATGTCTTGCTCTAAAACTTTTTCTTCTTTCTGGGTCATCTCTTTTAATTTCCATGTTTGGGTCACCAAAATTAACTTTTACAACTTTACCTTTCGGACCCATTGTATATACAGAAAACTTTTTAGGACCTTCAGATGTTCTGAAAGGGTCGTTTAGTTTTACTTTTTTTCCTTGATATTCTGCTTCAGTTATTTCCTCTTCTTCCTCATATATCTTTTTCGCTCTTTGAGTACGAATATCATTTAACACGTTTAATACTGTATCTGCTGAATATTTTGCAGTTACTAAATCAGGATTCTGTCCTGGTGTTTCTCTAGCATAAGCGATTCTAGAAGCATCAGTTCCTAATTCTACTCTCTCATCAAGTTCCAATTCTTCTTTTTTACTACTCCTCACTTTATCAGCTAAGTCTTTATCAGCTTTACCCCATGTTCCTTTGCCTTTTGTTATAAAAGAATTGACTCTTGCAAAAGCCCATTGCTGTTGAGATGCTCCAGGTCTATGACCTCCTTTCCAAGCGGCCATTCCTCTATTGTAAACTTGTTTCAAAATACTATATGATATTCCTGATTTTTCAGCTTTTTTAACTAGACCTGCAATTTTAGATTCATTCATAATATTATGAAATTCTTGATCAAACTCCTCTTCTTCAAGCATTTCTTCATAAATTGCTTCGACTTCTTCTTCTAGTTCGTAATCAAGTTCTAATTCTTCTAAACTTTCTCCGATATCGTCAGAGTTATTTAAACCTTCAAACTCTAAATAATCTCTTGCTGACTCTATATAATCAGTAGCTTTAGCTATTTTTGAAAGAACCCATTGCTCAGGCTCTTCTTGCATATTCATAAACATCTCTTGCAAATCTTCCACATCTTGTTCTAAATTAGCAAGTTCAATTCTTGCCATACTTATACCATCAGTTGCAACTCCCTCATTGTAGTCTTCAGTAACCATCTTTGCTAGAGTTCTAGCATCTACGTTGAAATATTTTTTTGCAATTGCGGCGGCAGAAGATATGACACTATTTTTAGGGCTTTTCTTCATCAAATCTTTTAATTCTTTTTGTGCTGATTTATACTGTGCTTTATGAATTAAAGGACTTAATCTTTTAGTTATTCCAAAAGGATCTTCTTTTAATTTAACTTCTTCTGTATACATGTTAAGTTCATATCTTTTATTATCAAGATTTGTAACTTGCACTTGAACTGCTTTTTTACCAGTCTTATCTAATAATCTGTAAGCATTCGCTTTACCTGAAGAAGGTCTTTTAGGTCCTGTCGCAACTTTTCTATCAATGTCTCTAGGATCAATTTCAATTTTATATTTCTTTTTCGCAAAATCATAAGCATGTTGCATAGCTGAAGAAAAATCTTTATGATAAAGTTCATAACCTGTTCCAGATTTAGCCTCATTGACTTCAACTTCTTCTTTAGGAACACAATTAGGCACCATTCTATTACCTTTCTTTTTCATTCCTTTTTGCACATGAGTGTCCCAGCAAGGGTCATCTTCTTGTATTCTTCCTTTATGTTTTTGATATCCTTGTTTTGCTTGTCTTTTTTTATCTGTATGTTTACCAGCACCAGATTTAGGAGCATTTAAATGAACTAAATTTCTTTGTTTATTTTCTTTCTCTTTTTGTTCTCCATACATTTGTCTATACTTTTCAGTATGCTTTGACGTTTTTAATTTTCCCTTTTCTCTAGCCTTTTTATCTCCAGGAGCATCTTTGTATGCACTAGCATCTGAATCAGACTTATCGGCCTGTCTGTCAAAATGAGAAGCCCTAGAGACTTTCTTCTCTTTTGAAAGACCTTTGTAATACTTTTTAGGTTGAGTGCCGTCTCTCTTAGAGACATGAGGATCTTGCTCTACCTCTGTTTTTTCTAAAAGAAAATCTGTATATTTTTTAAATAACATCATGCCTCTGATTCCTCTTTGTATATGTAATTTTTAAACTTATCTAAATTATTCTGAACAAAAGTAGGGTAACTTAAATACGCTGACTCTACTAATGTAGGTTCATAATCTGAATACAATCTTTCTACTGCTTCTTCTTTCGTATCAAAATCAAACTTAGTTTTCTTATTTGCATAAACATCTTTAGAATGTGCCCAACTCTTTTGTTTTAATAATACGTTTTCTCCATCTGTACTATCTAAAAATGTGTAATGCCAACCTGCATTTTCAATATATTTGTCTCCTAAATTCATTTGTCTAATGACTGCTGGAGATAACTCCTTTAGTTTTTTAAAAGTTGTCATACAACCTGCGGCCGTAACATTTGTTTTGTGAAGTAAATTTAATTTATAAACATACAAATCTGTATTAAATCTAACTATTTCATCTTTTCCACAAAACTGCGTAGCTTCTTCAATACTTTGTTCTTTCAGTATTTCATCTACACAATGACCTAAAACTAAATCATTATCACTAGCTTTTAAATAATCTAATATTATACAAACATAATTCACTTGAAACGCTTCTCTTTTCCAATCATCAATATTTTGATGAGACTGCACTACTTCTTCTAAAACTTTGACGTTGAAAAAATTAGGAAACTTTTTCATTTCTTCCTCAAAGTTATTTATTCTTATGTAAACGATTTTATCTTCATACTTTTTAAATCTATCTACATCAAAATTAAAAGACTTTTTTAATCCTGTGTGTGTTTGACCTGCTTCACACACTATAAACTTATCAACTACATTCCAATGAGCATTTAATTTAACTTCAAATAAATCATTCTCATTCAAAAACATACAATAATCATAAATCAATTTTTATCTCCTAGCTAATTCTTTCTTTCTAACTGTAGGCATTAGTCTTGTTGCTAGTTTTTTTACTGCACCTTTAAACTTACCTAACCTCCTATCAATTTGCATCTTTGCAGATGTTCCCAACTGAGCATATGATTTACCTCCTGCAAGTCTTTTTTTAAAGAAACCTCTTGCAGTTCTAGTTGCTCTTTTACTTAATCGACTTCTATCTGCAAATCTTTTCATTTGTAGAGTTCTTGCTCTTTGTACTCTTTTTTGAAGTCTCTTAAATCTCATTGCTCTTTGTCTTCTTTGAGCCATGTCTAATACTTCGTTTTGATTTTCCATATTAATACTCGCTAGAATCGTAAGCCGCAGTTTTCCTCAAGTATAAAACTGTTGTATACTTGTGAGAACCATTTGTAGGAGTAATTCTTATAGGAGAAGTAGAATTTGCACTATCAACCCAAGAATCGTATTTGAAAGACCCTGTACCTGCTAAATTGTATAAAAGAGTGTTGCCACGAAATAATTGAACAATATTTGTGGTGCCTTCATTAGAATAATGAACTTCTTTTATGTGATATTCAGTAGGTGTCACAGTATCTTTTGTGCTGTCGGCAAAGGCCACGTTTGCCGTAGACTCTGAGGTAATTCTAACAACTACCTCAGTATCAGTATTTTTGAGAACATCTTTTGACATTAAAATCTCCTATATTGTTCGTTTTTCTATAGGAGTATTTATAATTTTTAATATGTCACCATTCTCGATATTGCTACTAATTTAGAAGATGTTGAATATATTATTGTAGAATTCCTAACTAAGTAATACATACCACTTTTTTTGTAAATTCTAATCCTAGTCAATCTACTTTCTTCAACTAGATGTGTAGGATTAAACATGTCTACTGTTAAGGTCTGTACTGGTTTGGAAATGGAAATTGGACTACGTTCTTCACTTCGTCCTCTACTTCTTGTAATTTTAAATTCTCCTCATCAAAATCAAATTTTAATTGTAAATTGTTCATTTCGTCTTCATTCATAACTAAAGATGTTTCTGTTGCACCTGAACCTGAATCGTATATAGACGTTTCCTTTACATTTTCATACAAATCGTAAGTTTCACGAACTTCATTATCTAAATTCACAGTTGAAGTGTAAATTGATTGACTCCAATCTCTAGGACATTCTATTCTATCAACAACATCTTCAACTTCTTTAATTGACTTTTTCAAATTGTTTAAAGTAATTTTCAAATCGTCTAAGTTTCTTTCGTTTATCATACTTTGAACCCCTTAAATTTATCTTCTTTAGTTTCAGGTTGACCGCTGTCAGATACATCATTCTGAGCAGTCTGCTCTACATCATAAATTCGCATTTTAGGTTTATCTATTCCAACAATAAATCTTTTATTTTTATTAGGATCACTATATCTATTCTTCAGTTGTTTTATTAGAACTTGATTCAATTCTGACAACTGCTCACTAGATATTATAGCAAACATAAAATCAGCAGTAGCAGGTAATCCAAAAGATTCTGACGTATCTTCTAATCCTACATCAGTATTTGTATATCCTGACCTTGTAGATTGTGTTGCTGATATTATAGGAACACTATATTCTACTGCTAATCCTCTCAATTCTTCTGCAATGGCTTTTACATATGTATACGAATTCACATTTGAGCCAGGTTTTATTCTTGAAGATGTACATATGTTTATGTAATCAATGTAAATAATATCTGGAACAAATTGTTTTTTCAATCTCAATTCATCTAATAATCTTTTGAAATGTAGTGGGTTTGCTGTCGCTGTAGGATATTCTTTAATAATCAATTTACCAGCAGTCTTCTCTCGTATTCTTTCTATCTTTTTCATGTAAGAATCTTTAGGTAATGCTACTAAATCATCTAACTTAACATTCATCAAGTTTGCATCAACTCTTTCAGCGATTCTTTCTTCAGACATTTCTAAGGTAATGTATAAAACATTTTTACCCATAGCCATATTAGCAGAGGCACAATGACACATAAACAAAGATTTACCTACGCCTGTACCTGCAAGTATTACGTTTAAAGATTTTTCAGGCACTCCTCCTTTTGTTATCTTATTTAACATTTCAATATCAAAAGGAACTTTCTTTTCAACTAAATGATAATATTCATGTCGTTGTTCAGCATCTTCTACGAGGTCGTGACCTATATGATTATCAAAAGATACTGCTAGTGCATCAGTTAATATTTTAGGAATAGCACCTAAATCCAAGTGATTTCTATCTTTATCATTTTCATCTACTATTTGAATACTCTGCATTAAACCATTGTATATTGCTTTTTGTTTACAAAACTTTTCAGTTGTATCTATTAACCAATCTGAATCTTGAATATCAGAATTTATAGTAACTTCTTTTACAAGAGTTTGAGTTTCTTTATGTAAATTTTCTGATAAAGATGAATTTTTATCAATCTGTATCAAAAGAGATTCTTTAGTGGGTCTAGATTTATACTCATGAATATGTTTATAAATTTCATCAAATAAAGTTATTTCAGCAGTTTCGCTAAAGTATTCTTTTTTAAGAAAAGGCAAAACTGTACGAGTATATTCCCCATCAAAAATCAAATGCTTTAATATTTTATGTTCTAGTTTCATTCGACTCCTTTGAACTTATTTCCAATAAATTTTCCTCTAGTATAGAGTTTAATATATTTCCTAGTATGTTTTCAAATCTTTTTTTCTTTTCATCATCGAAAGTAGATTCAATATTTTCATTTTCATTTATAGTCTCGTATTCAAAAGAAATTGTATATGTTCCATCTTCATTTGGCTCTTTTGCTGGTCTTATTGTATTGAAATAAAAGTCTATATTTCTAAATTCAGGCTCTTCTATTTTTACGATAGTAGTATTTCTTTTTGAATCAAACTCAGTTAATTTAAACAACGGCTTCATCTTCTTCTCCTACAGTTTCATGCCCATACAAAAATTCTTTTTTACAAACATTATCTATTTGTTGCAAAATATCTTTGGTAAAATATTTTTCAGGCGATTGATTTATTGCTTTTCCAAATACTTTTGTTCCATCAGGCAATTCATATCGTGTAGAAACTTTTTTTATTATATTATATTTCTCAGCTATATCTAACAAACCATAATATCTATCTAATCCTTTATCGTAAGTTAATTTAGTTTCTATTATTTTATTTTCTTTTGTAATTCTACTTTTGTGTAGTTTTGCTTTTACAATATTTCCTATAATTTCAGTTCCATCTTTTTCTTTTTTCTTAGTTAAATATACAATCGTACTAGCTGTATATTTGAGACCGCTACCTCCTGACATTTCTTTCATTGGAATGTAAGAACCTACAACATCGTACACATGATTAGTAACCATCAATGGAACATTAACTTTAGCTAACTTTAAATTTAGAACTCTAAACGTAGCTTTAAGAGTTTGAGATTTAGTCATGTCTCTTGTTTCTTTTCCCTCAGACGTATCTTCCATTTCTTTCGTAGAGGACAACTGACCTAAGGAATCTAAAATCATAATCATAGGTTTTCTTTTATCTTCAGGTTGCTCAGAATATTTTTCAATAATCTGAAGTGCTGTATGTCTAAATTTTTGAATTGTATCTGGCTCTGATATAACGACTCTGCTTGTATCAATTCCTCTTTGAGTCATCATTTTATTAGTTACAGCGGCCTCAGTATCAAAGTAAACCACACCGCCTTCAGGATTGTCCTCTAAAAATCTTTTCGCTACTCCTAAAACAAAAAATGTTTTTCCTGTGGCAGATTCGCCTGCAAAAGTAGTAACTTTGTTATTAGGAACACCTCCATGAATAGTTCCTGACAACAAGGCATTAAGTGCATATGAACCAGTATCAATATAACCACTAAACTCTGAAGATGCATTTTGTAAACTAGCAATTGTTGTATCTTCATCTTTTAACTGCTCAACTAAATTTGTAAAAAAATTCATAACTATCCTTTAAGAAATTTTATCTCGTAACTCTTTCAATTCATTTTTATCAACAGGTACAGGCCACGGTGTAGATGCACCTATTTTTTTCTTTGTAATTTTTTTCCTTGTCGGTTTTTTTAAAACAACTTTTTTTGTTACTGGTACTTCTCCTTTTAATTGCTTAAATGAATAATTTGAAGCAACAACTAATAATACTGCTAATGGATCAAATACAAATACTAATAACATTATAACAAATCTAACAGCAGAATCAAAGTGCGATTCCACATCATCTCCATAAATTAACTCCGCTATATATTTAAGAGGTCCTACTTCTGCCATCTGTTTATTTTCTTCTCTCATCAAAGGCAACTGTTCAAGTTTAATTTTTTGCAAATCATCTTGAGTTTCTAAGATGGCTCTATTTGTTGCTCTAGCTATTTTTTCAGGGTCATCACCTGCTTTTTTATAAAGATATTGTAATCTTTCATTTAGCATTAACTCACGCTCTTTCAGTATTTTCAATTGTACTGAAGTTTCTCCCACATTTATGTTTGCTTCTAAATGTGCTTTTGAAAGAAATCCAAATATTCCTACTGAAGTTATGAATACTAAAATAACTACTGCTATCGTAAAATAGTATTTCATAGCCTTAGGTGCATTATCCCAATTCTTATATAACCAACTAGCTGTTATAAGTTTAGCTACCTCTAAAGATGCTCCCATAATAGCTATAGGGGCAGGACTAGCGGCGAATATAGCTATAAGTCCTATGATGGAATAGTAAGCCGCAATCGCTGAGACTGATAATGCACTAAGCAACATCAATATAACAAAAAACATAATTTAATCTCTAGTCAATTCTAAAACTTTATCCACTTGTTCTTGTAACTTTTCAATTCTGTTAGGCCAGTAAATATATTCTTTCTCAGGATTCTTCATTAGATTTACTAATAAAGGCATTATTAACTGTTCTATTTTAACTAGTTTAGATGCAACTTCCTCTTCCATTTGTTTTCTTTCAGCATCTAATCCTAATTTATTTTTATTATAAAGATTGACAATACTGTCTATTTTATTTTCTAACTTTGATATATTTTCATTAGATGTAGAAATTGAGTTTGCAATAACTTCAGTTTCCAATGTGTCAGGATTTACTGTAGTCTGAAGTGATGATTCATCTACAGCACTAAATCCATAGTCATCTTCTTTTCTAAATTTTAAATATTCTTCTGGTATGTTTCTTATGCTCATGAGAAAAACCCCTCTAGTGTATTTACTTTTTCTGTTGTCCAATCGATCTTATCTACAATAATATTCAAAGGCTCTAAAAACGCCTTTTCAAATTGTAGCTGATAATCAATATATTTTTCAAGTTTAAATTCTTTAGGTAATATGTTATTTATAGCTAAAACATTCTCTTGAATAGGGTTAGGAAGTTTTAAGTAACAAAATTTAACTTTACTTCCATTTCTTATAATTTCATATTTTTTCTCTAATTTATTTTTTCCAATTAGTGAATTAAATAACAACGCACCTCTTACATGAATAGGAGTGCCTTTTCCATAAACATGAGTCTTATCTTTAAATTTCTCAATATCTGAAACACTTCTAGGAAAAGCAATGTCTTCAAAAGACAATTTATTAAATTCATTCTTAGCAGTTTTAATAAAAGAATGAAACTCATCTTGTTCACCTCTCATAACAACTTTTAGTGCCTCTTTAATTTTTTCTCTACATGCATAAGGAGTTGACGATTTAACAGCTTCTATTCCTGACATTTTTAATTTAGCAGAACCATATCGTACACCTTCACTATCCCAAACATTTAAGATGTATCTTTTCTTAGCTGTCCATATTCCTTTGTCAGCTATAACTTCTCTTTTCATAATCATCTTTTGCGAAAAAGCATTTTGTCTTTTCGCTAATTTTTCATAAGAGTTATCAATGAATGGTTCTATTTTTTCGGAACATGCTTTATCTAAAAAATCTACAATTTTATTTTTATCAGTTTCATTCTTAAAAACTTTTGAAACTAATGGTCCAAAGTTTATATAAACGGAATCAGTATCAGAGGCTATAACATAATCGTTATCCTTTGTCTCTAATAAATTATTTAAATATTTGTTTAAATCATTAGCAATCCATCTAATACTTAACTGACCTGACAACGTAATTGCTTCAGCTTGTCTAACATCAAAAAATCTAAAATACTCATTACCTAAGGCACCATAAGCTGAATTTAGTTGAATCTTTTTTGCCATTTGAATATTCTTGTATCTAGAAATATCATTAACTAAACTTTTATCTTTAGTTTTTTCATATTCTTTTTCAGCTAAAATCATTTTCTTTTTGTATTCCGACCTTTCTGTATACATGCTTTCCATCATTTCAGGTAAGAAACCTTTTTTAGTTTTAGAAAAACAAGTTCCATTTGCCGCCACAGAATACTCGGTTTTTGTTATTTGATTTGAGGAGTTAAGATAGTGTTCAATATTTGTAGGCATACTAGACTCGCTCATAATTGTTTCAGGCGAAATATTATATTGCATAATCAAGTGAGGGTATAAACTATTCAAGTCAAATGAAGCAATCCAGTCGTGCATTCCTACAATTGGGTCTTTCACATATGCACCTGCATATTGTACGTCTTTTCTTGTAACTCTTTTTTGAGGAACTACAATATTTTTATCTATCAAATAATTATGAATTAAACAATCCCACATTCTAACTTGAGTAAATACATCTGTATAATTTGTTTTAGCATCATAAGCCAAAGCAAGTGCAAGTTCTATCAATTTCATTTTATTTTCTAAAGCATCAACTAACTCAACATCTTTTATATTATAATCAATAAATTTTTGATAGTCATTTTTATACAAAGTATGTAAAGATTCATACTCAGAGTAATCTAATTTTTTTTCTCCCAACTCAACAAATGCAATATGGTCTAACTTATAACTTTCTTGTTGAGCATATGTAAACTTTTTGTAGAGTTCGTAATAATCTAAAGTTGTTATCCCATAAATGTTGTAGGCACTTTGTTCATTACCTCTAATGAATATATTATCTGCTTCGACTATCTTCCATGGCGATAAATGTTTAGACTCTGACTCACCTAGAATTTTACACATACGATTATACAAGTAAGGAATATCAAAAAATCTTACATTCCAACCTGTAACAACATCTGGATTATATTTACTCCACAACTGTAAAAACTTTTTTAATAGGTCAGATTCCGAATCACATTTATAGTATTCTACATTTTCCTTACTGTTAGAATATTCATCGCAACCAAACACATGAAAAGTGTTTTCTAATTTAATTGTAATTGATATAACTTCTTCCGATGCTAAAGCAACGTGAGGAAATCCATTTTCAGATGCAACTTCAATATCTATGTTAGCAACTCTAATTTGAGATACGTCATAGTTAATTTTTCCTGAGTATGTTTCATTAATGTAAACATAAGGAAAATTAGTAGAACCATAAACTTGATAGTTCTCTATCTCGTTATAATTCTTAACAACTCCTAATGCACTTTTGATATTTGCTTGAGGAACAGGCTTTACATATTCGCCGTGTAAGGTTTTAAATTTAGTTTTTTCTTTTGTGGGAAAATATAATATAGGATTATATTCAACTTTGTCGCTGAATTGTTTTCCATTACTATATCCTCTAATAAAGATTCGATTGCCGTATCTTAAAAAATTAGTATAAAATTTCATTAGTAGCTTTGCTTATTTAGATTAGACTCATACAATACATATTGTACATGAGTACACAACTCATATCAATACTAATTAAAAAAGGGGAACATTTTTGTTCCCCTTTTGGCTACTTCTTTTCTATTTTCTTAGAACTTGCAACATCACTAGTTTCATCTCTTACATCAATCTTTCTAGGTTTCTTATGTTCTGGAATAATTCTTTCCAGAAAAACTTTAAGTAACCCATTTAACATTTCTGCATCTTTTACCTCAACTTGGTCGTCAAGTGCAAAAGAACGAGTGAAAGTTCTATTTGCTATTCCTTTGAATAAGAAGTTTTCTGAGGAATCTTCAACAGTCTTTCCAGTAATCTTTAGCATATTCTCCTCTAGAAGAATTTCTAAGTCTTGTTTTGCGAACCCTGCCAAAGCAAGTTCAATAACATACTTATTATCTTCAACCTTACGAATGTTATAAGGTGGATAGTTTGGAATATTCTTGGTTAAGTCATCATGAAGTTTATGCATATTATCATAAACTGAATCACTACCAATAAAAGATTTTGAGAATTTGTCAAAGACATCGCCAAAAGGCTGTAATGCTAGGTTTGTCATAATAGTCTCCTTAAATTAAGCGAGTTAATAAAATAAAAAGCGATACCCTTACTAGGCGTATCGCTTTTATTTATAACAAAAATTAGCGTGAAACTATAGAATATGCAGTTTTTCCTACTCTATTTTTCACTTTTCTTACCTTATAACCAGCTTGTCTTATCTCGCTAATTCTAGCAGGTAAGTTTTTAATCTTAAATCTCTGCATGGCCTGAGACCTTGTCAGAGTACGTTTTTTGCCTCGCAAATAACCGAGGACTTTTTGAAACTGGGACTGCTTTTTCATAAAAACTCCTATGATATAAAATTAAGAAAAAATACCGCTCAATGGATCAACTACTACACCCTTCTGGGTTCTTACATCTCTTTCTAAATTAGGAAGAGATTGATTTAAGATTTCTCTCACAACTTGAGAAGGCTTGACATTTTTTTGGTCAGCCACAAAGTCTAATGCATCTCTTTGTTTTTTTGTGATTCTCAAGTGCAAATCGCAATCATAAACTTTTTTATTATTAGCCATAACTATACTCTACAAAAAAAATATTATAAAATCAAGACAAGTTTTCTCGTTTTTTCCCTATATTATATTTAGCCACAAGATTCCATTCATGTTTATCTTTGTGCGATATAATTTTTATTTGAGATAAAGGAGCGACAGGTTCTTCAGTTATATTTTGATTTACAATCTTTACCAAATTCCATTCTGCTAGTAATTTAGTTATTGCATTTCTTCTAGATAAATCATTATCTGTAAAATCTGTAGACTTTCCATCTAACCCAAACAACTCTTTAAAATGCACTATGTAGTATTTACCTCTCTTATGTAATATATGACAAGACTGATAAAGAGTCTTATCTTTTCTAGAAGCGACACCTATTCTAGTAAGAGTTTCTCGTACTTTTAAAAAATCATCTTCTTTAACTAATTCAACTTCTAATAAATTTTCTACCCCAATCATATTTTTACCTATTGTTGTTCTTTTAGTAGTGAGATTTGTTCAGGACTTAAAACATTTAAGATTTGTTTAGACTTTTTATGACTATAACCATAATGTTCTGAAATCCACTCAACATCTTTCTCTTTATCTTTTTTAAACCATTTAGAATATCTTTTTCTAGGTCTAACACTATTTAGCAAATAGAGGTATTGTGCTTTTTTATCTAACTCAAAAGCCATATTCATATCATTTGCAAATATAATTGTATCTATAAAATAAGATAGACCTTTATTTACTATGAACGAATTGTATTCTTTTTCATTGAACTCGTCATTTTTAATCATATCTTTTTTATTATGATTTATTGAGTTTAAGTAATCAAAAACATTTTTCATATGTCGTTCACACTCAATTCTTCCATTTGTTTTAGAATTAAACTATCTGAAATTTTATGGACTAATTTAACAGCATCTTGTTCTATGGGTAAAACTTTCATTGTTCTTACTCCTGTATTCTTGTCGTAAAAAACAGTTCTAGTTCTCCATCTTGCATTTTTTGGGTCTACTTGGTAGACATTACCTCCATAGTAATCAGTAAACCTTCCTTTAGTATTAGGAACTGCAACAAAAAACAACATATCGACACTTCTGCATTTTTTTAATTGATTAGGTCTAATCGTAAATCCGCCCTCTGAAAAGAAAGGCATTTGAGTTTTGACCTCTATAAATTTTCCATCTACAGTAAAATCTTTTTCATGGTCAAAAGTATTTACAGATTTTTTTACTTTATATCCCTCATCAATCAAATAGTTTTGAACTACAGCTTCACCTAGTTGACCTAGCATTTGATGTTTCATATTATTATCCACCAGAGACCTCACAATCTGCCATGACTTCAGTTAAAAACGCTACCATATTTACTTCTTGATCTGCCACAAAAGCAGATTGATATTGATATTTTGCCAAGTGCAAAACGAATTGAGGAACAGAATTAGGCTTTAATTGCTTTATAAAGTTCTCATATAAATTTTTAAACACTTCGTTTACATCATTATCAAGATTTTCTGAAACCCACTTTCTCATTGAAGAAAAATTTTTTTCATGCATAGACTTGACTAAAGGTGCTAAAGAGATATCTTTTACATCTTGTAGTATGTCTTTACCTATGTTTCCATCATATGAATGTCTCTGACATTCATTTAAAACTCTTCGCCAATCAGGAAAATATTTCATTATCAACTGTGCTAATACTTTTTCATCGTAAGAAATATTTTCTAAAGATAGTATGTTTTTTAATCTATTCAAAAAACTAAATGCCAGCTTTGCTTTTTCTTTAGAATTGATTTTGAAATTTATTACTGAACATCTACTATGAAGAGGATTTATAATTCTATTTAAAAAATTACAGGTAATTATAAAACCACAATTAGATGAAAACTCTTCCATAAAATTTCTCAAAGCAGGTTGTGTGCTTTGAGCATTTAGATAATCACCCTCATCTAAAATGACATATTTTCTATCACCTGTAAATGACATGGTAGATGCAAAGTTTTGAATATCATTACGCAAGGTATCAATGTTTCCATTTAACGACCCGTTGATTACGATATAGTTTGCGTTCAACTCCTCTAAAACGGCTCTAGCTATAGTTGTTTTTCCAACACCAGAGCCACCTGATAAAATTAAATTAGGAATTTCTTTTTGCTCTACAAACTTAGAAAAAGTTTTTTTTAAATTTTCAGGTAATATAACTTCGTCAATTTTTTTAGGACGATATTTTTCCACCCATAAAATGTCTTGTAACATAAAAACTCCATAATATATTATTCACTAAATTCAGAACCTGCTTCATTGGCAAGCCAATATTCAATCTTTCCACTCACATTTTTAAAATGAGAAAAACCTTTTGTTGTGATAGAAACATCATAATCTCCAGCAATCAGTTTTAAATTCTCAGTAGCAAAATAGAATACAAACTCAGCATTAGTATTTCCTACTTTTATTTTAAACTCATCGCTGTTAGAATCTTTTTGGTCTAGAGTAGCTAAGTATATACTTTCTCTATCCCCAATAACAGCTATGTTTGGAAGTCCTAAAACAGAAGATGACCTTACAACTTGATTTAAGTCATTTTGTTTTAATTTAAACTCAACCTCAGGAGCAACTAAATCAATATCTTTTTCTGGTGGAGCAATAATCATACTCACATCAGATAGTCTAATTTTGCTATTAGTCGAACTAGACTTTACGTTTAAAGTTTTCTCAGTTGAGTTAACTTCTATCTCAGGGTCTTTTAGCATTCCAACAAGACCTAGAAATTTATTCAAATCATACAAAACAATTTCATTATCAAAAGTCTCATTGATTGTAGCTTTGGCTAAAACATTTTTCATTTTAGAAATAGTTCTAACTGTAGACCCTGGTTTTATTTGTATGCCTTCATTTATCATGGCACAATTTTTCAAAATAGAAATCGTATCTTCACTTAATTTCATTATCACTTCCTTTCTCTAGATTATGAACGTGTAACATTATTATCGCATAATGAATAACTTTTAGTAAGTCATTTTTATCCTTACCATTCTTTTTTCCATATCGTTGAGCATACTTCATAATATTTCCAATACAGAAACCTTCACCATGACCGCCGTCAATTATAAATTCAGTAGCCTGAAAATTATTTTTTGAGTAATGTTGGCTATAAGTTTTATCAATATATTTCTCTATTTCTTTTAGAGAAATATTTTCATTATATTTGTAGTCTATCATTTTTTAGGCACACTTGAATCTGCTGTAGGCGATGCTCCAATAGTTGCTAACGCTTGTAACGAACCTCCAAATATATAAGTACCTGCATGTTTTAAATTTAACCATGGTAACATAAAGACTTTAACTCCGGCTTCTCTTGCCCATTGACAAAACATGTAATCTTCAGATAAATATCTTTTAGTCTTTGGGTCGATAACGCAATCAAAGTATGCCATTATTTCTCTACTACCATCAAATGCTTTTGTTCTAACATGGTCAGGTTTATAAGATTGTTGAGGATATTTTTTAGCAAATTTATCAAATGCTGACCTAGTCACTAACATAAATCCTGTTCCACCTTCTTTAACTTCTACAGGTTCGTCAATTCTAAATGATGTAATTCCGTCAGCAGGATTAAATACATAATCACCTACAAAGTTATCTAAAGCATTTGGGTCTTTGTCAGCATAACCTTTATCAACTGCTAATTTTATTTTTTCCCATGAGATTGCTTTTTTAGGATAAGGTCCACAAACAATTTCCATTTCAGGTTTAGTTGTAGCGAAATGGGATAAAAGAATTACATCTTGTGCCTCAAAGTGTATATCGCTATCAATAAAAATTAAATAATCATATCCGCTTCTTATAAACTCATCAGCTAAATAATTTCTGGCTCTAGTAATAAGTGATTCATTGAATATAAAAAATAACTTACATTCAATTTCATACTTTGTACATAAGACCATAAAGTCGCTTAATGATTTAGCATAAACACCTGAACACATTCCGCCATACATTGGAGTTGCTAAAAACAATTTTTTATTTCTTAACAACTCAATATTCATTTCAATCTGCATTATAACTCCATTTTAAATATGACACACTTTCTATATATAAGAAAAGACCTCAGCTTACGAGGTCTTTTCTTAAAAAGTTTACTACTCAGCAAATACGGCAGACTCTTCAGTAGAAGTCTCTTCAACATCAACACCAGCATCTATTTTGGTATAGAGGTCAAAGAAAGATTCTTTAGACTCGTCATCAAATCTAGCGATACAGTATTTAATCGAATCTACTTTTGAAAACATAGTTGATGCCTCAACAATATGAATCAATCTTCTAGTAGAAATAATCTCATCAACTCCGCCTTCTTTATAAGTCTTACGAATAATATTTGCCCACTTGACAAGATTAGTCGCCCACTCAGTATCTTGTATATTGAGAGACTCCATTTTCTTGTTAATGATTTTCATTTCTATTTTTTCATTAGCGTACTCTTGCTCAACAGTAATTGGAAATCTCTCTAAAAAAGCATCATCGAGAATTGTTGCGGCCATGTACTTACCACTATCATCACCTTTACCTTTAGTGTTTGCGGTAGCAACAACATTAAAACCTTGAACTGGCTCAACATACTCTCCAGTTTTTTTGATGATTACTCCTTTACCTTCCATAACACCTTGAATACATAAAAGAGCATTAGAACCTCTATCTATCTCATCAAGAATAAGAACAGCACCAGACTTCATTGCTTGTACTACAGGACCATCAAACCATTTTGTTTCACCGTTAATTAATCTGAAACCTCCTAACAAATCATCTTCATCAGTTTCTTTTGAAATGTTTACACGAATGCACTCACGTTTGGCTTTGGCACATGATTGTTCTACCATAAATGTTTTACCATTACCTGAGAGACCTGAAACAAATACAGGATAAAATCTTTTACTCGCAATCAGTTTTGTCATACTCTCAGAAAATCCAAATGGAACATATAAAGAATCTACTGTAGGAATAATATCACGCTCTACATGAGATACAGAACTGATAACAGCTTTACTAACAGGCTTAATGTCAACTACTTGTGCCATAGCGTTTAGACTGTCATTCGACTGTGCAGGCTCATTTACATCATTCAAAACGCTTGAGTAATTATAAGTTCCTCTAGAAACTTTAAACTCTTTAGCCGTTAACTTGTTATAGTCTGGCCAAGAAATTCTAAGGGAAGTAGGAGTTCTACCATCACGAAAAGTTTCCATGATTTGTTTGTTAGTGACAACATCACCATACTTTGTTACTAACTCATTTACTTGGTCAAGATTCACATTCATAATATAATTTCTCCTCAAAAATAAAATAATATAATTAACTACTTAAAAACAGTATATCAAACTGACTGAGAATGTCAACAGAAAATGTAGCAATTAAGCTACATTTTCTATTATTTTTGATAAAAATACTCTGTTAGTTAATCTTCCCTTATTCATCTTTTTGAACGCTGAAGTAATTTTTCTAATAGAATCTTCAGAACTAACTAACTCATCAAGGCTATCATTCTCTAAATTCAAAGCAGTACTAGGAATTATGATTACTTCATCATATCCAAAATCATATACTGAAGTTTGTTTTTTTGCTCTAAACTCTTTAATTGGATCTACATCAGAGCCATAAGTATAAACTTTAATACCATGTCTTCTAAAACAATTTTCTATCTCATATGATTTATTAGGAATGATAAAGAAGTTGATGATTGTAGAATTTGTTCTATCTCTTAGTCTATCAACAATTGTAGGAGTTATACTTTTCTCATGAGTCTTGTATATCTTGCCAGACTTACTATCTTTAATGTATGAAACATTTTTTCCGATAGAAGGTGAAATATTTTCTTGACTTCTCTCGTAGTCGGCTTCTGCATCATAGATAAAACCATAATCATAATCGTGACCATCACTAACAAGTAAAATAGTATGCTTTTCAATTCTATTATCAGTCTTAAACTTGTTAATCATCTTAACAGCACCACCCATAAGTGTGTTTAATGGAGTACCTCCCAAATGGAAGTTCCAATACCAGTTACTATAGTAACGATGCTTATCAAAAACTGAATGAACGCTAACACTATTTCTGTTTATTAGTTTGTTATAGTTAACACTTAAATGAGCAACATCTAATAAATCATCAGCCATTTTTCTATATTGAGTGTTTGTCATTTTACTAGACAAAATATTCATCATAAAAATATCACTTAAATTATCTCTAAGCGTTAGGTCGTTATCTTTATACTTAAGACCAGATTTGTTTGCCATTTCATTTCTATCAATGTTAAACTCTGCATCTAGTTTTCCATTTCCAGTAGTGAAAGTATGTACTTCAAAAGGTATACTTACTTTTCTTAAGAAGTGTGTAACTGTAACTAATTGCTCAATCGTAGGCTTAATTAAATCATGCATGGAGCCAGATAAATCTAGAAACAAAGTAACGCCATGATTTTTTCCCTCAGGCGTAATTCCAATTTTACGAAAAATGTCATCATTGAATTTGTAGCTATGTAACTTATTAGGATTGATAGAACCTGTATTAGCTACCTGTGTTCTTTTATATTCTGCCGCCTTTTTCCTCATCTCAAATTCTTTTACAAGATAATTGATGGCAGACTTATTTTCCTTTTCAAATCTTAGTAATGTATTTTCGTTAGAATATCTTTTCTTAATATCATAGTACTCATCTCTAAGAAGTTTAACTTTTTTCCAAGGTATAATCATGCTACTAATATCATACTCAGGAAATACAGCGTTTGTTATTTCTTTATCGCTTGTAGCATCAACTAGAGATTGTGAAAAAGAAGTATCAGTATGAGATACTACTTCGCTATGGTCATAACCTTTACTATATGAAGTTTCTTGAGTTTGCTCAACATCTTCTTCAGTATCATCATTTGAATTAGATATGCTACTGGAAGAAGTATCTTCAGTTTGCTCATCAGAACTTTCGTCAGACTCATCAGAATTTTCATCAGACTCCTCAGAGTCATCAAAACTTTCAGTAGACTCATCAGAACCTTTACCTTCTAACTGATTGTCATCTCCATCTTCATCTTCATCTTCATCTTCAAAGTCTAAATCATCATCAGCCATTTGTTGAGCAAGTTCTTCTTCTTTTTGCTCTTGCTCTTTTTTACAGTAATCATAAATTTCTTGAGATAAAGAAATAACTTCATCTTCATTACATACTGAAACACGGTCAACAAAAACTTGCTCTTCATCAGTAAAGTTTACGTTGAAGTTAATTCCTAATTTAAATCTAAGATTGATTCTATCAATTAAAAGAAAGTCGTTAGGATTTTTTCCATTGAGTTTAAAAAAATCTCTATCCATAAAATCTTGATAACCTTTTATCATGACTTTAGCGAGACCTGGATAATCTTGTTTTATCAATCTTTCTATTCTTGCATCTTCAACAACATTAACAAAACTTTTTATCTTAGAATCAATGTATGTGTACTTATTATTGTCAATGTGAGATGGGTCGAATGACCATGTAGTAGGAGTATACTTTGCATGAGAACTTTCATGACCTCCTAAAGTATCTTCCATAGCAGGAGTCATATCATCAAACTCAGGCATAGTAATTGTTCTAGTCTTTATATTGAATGAAGCAGTATCAACTTTTTTACGAACTACGTTAATATTCTCTTCAGAAAATAATTTATAAAGAATGTTTTTTTGCTCTAAATTCATATTGTTTTTTCTCTCGTTTGTTGTTGTCATATAGATATATTATCATAGCTAGACATAAATGCAACAACTTTTTTACGATATTGTGTAAAAACAACACTATTTTTTAAGTTTTCTCTTTAAAATCATACGTTTTCGTAACGCTCTTTCGCTCTCAAACTTATGTGCAACATTTGTAAAGACTTGACCTTTCAGGTGATCGTACTCATGTAAAATCACTCTAGCAGTCATTCCTGTAAAAGTATTTGTCATCGTAATTCCTTTTTCATCTTCATATCTAATCTTAACAGCATCAGGTCTTTTTACTTTTAAAAACAACAAAGGAAAACTTAGACAGCCCTCTTGCATTGAAACTTTGTTTTTAGATATGTCTACAATTCTAGGATTAAAAAATGCACATGGAGTTTCATCTTCAACTCTTACAACAAATACTTTATATGATAGACCTACTTGATTAGCTGACAGACCTAATCCTTTATTATGGATCATAGTCTCATTTAAATCTTTAGCTAATTCTATTGGGTCAGTTTGAGGATTTTCAAAATTAAAATCTTCACACTCTTTAAATAATATTGAATTTGTTTCTTTCACTAAATTTAATTTCATAATATAACCTTTATCTATTTACCAATTTTAGCATTTACTTTTCTATGTTTATTCCACGCAACAAAACCTGCCAATCTTAAAGAGTAATATGCTAAGTAGTTCATTAAAAAGAATCCATTTATTTCTATGTTAATATCTCTAAAAATTTCATCTGCTTTTTTTTGAGATACAATTCCCATTGTATCTTTTTTATTTGCTTTTAGCAACGTCTGATATTTGTAAGCATAATCATGTATTAAACCTCCTATCAAAAGAACGCCTACAGGAGATAAAAAAGTATGTAAAAATTTAGGTATACTTGCTCCATCAAATTTGAAGCCTGCTGGTATTACATATCTTCTACCTTTTAGTGAGTAAGTAAAATCTTTCACTACTTCCCAATGTCTAACGCCAAATATCCACATGAGAATCATTTTAAAAAATCCTTTACCTTTTGTTTTTATAGGTATGGGTTTCATGTGCGGAAAAGCTGTATATTTAAAATTTATTCTGTTATCTATTTTTTTATCAAATAGATTAATTAAAAATCCTATTGCAATTAAAACAATTAAAACTGTCCATTGCCAGAAGTCTACAGCTAAAGATATTATAAATTCATTTATTTCCATCTATCATCTTCCTATTTTTTAAATGTTGTTCTTGTATATCCTCTTTTGATTGACCATGATATTTTACTGCATGATGTTTTTCCACCATCATCTCATTCAAAGATTGATTGTTACAACTAGGTAATACAAAATCTCCTAAGACTCTTCCATACTTACCAACACCATCTTTCATGGTACTTAAAATTTGATTACTTCCTATTGGCATCATTTCTAGTACAAATTTTTTAGATGCAAGACCATATTTTTTTTCTTCTTTGTCGCTTGTTCTAGATTCAGGTGCATCTATTCCATATAAACGCACTCTCTCATTTCTTATCCATATTCCAAATCCAAGATCAATATCACTTAAAGGTTTAGCCATCATTATCATTAGTGCTGAATTAGGTCCTATCTCTTGACCGCTTCGATAAGTCTTCAATTTATCAATCGTATATTCTACTGAATTTCCAGATACTTTAGGATAACTTGCCATTCCCATTCCAGCTGGACCATGACATTGTTTACAATTCATTTTAAATTTAGCTTCACCTAATTTAGCATTTCCGCCATATGATGGTGTGGAATAAATTAAAATCAGTAAAAATGCAAAACAAATACCTAAACCTAAATAAATTTTATTCATTATTTCTCCCTTAATATGCAAAACTAGAACCACAACCACAAGTAGATGTTGCTTGAGGATTACGAATTACAAATGATGAACCTTGTAAAGGATCATCTTTATAATCTATTTCAGCACCCCACATATATTGATAACTCATGTTATCAACAACTACACTTGCACCAGACTGTTCAACTTTAGTGTCATCTTGCTCAAGCTCTTCTGCAAAT